GAGACTAAGGAGCAGACTCGACAGCTCAAGAAGATTGCCGACAACACCGAGAAGCTTAAGGAGGAACTGACGTGAGCGTTTTCGGCACAGACCCAAGCCTAATCAGTAGCCGCACGTCGAAGACATCGAGCGGAACGTCGACGATCAAGGTCTATGACGGATCACTCTCGGGAGTGAACTCTGTCATATCCGGTCTCTCGTCCTGGGATCAATGGGACTTAGACGATAGCAACTCACCGCTCTATCGGTTGACTGTGCGGCAGCCTTTGGACGCTGAGGGTGCGGAATCGCTTGAGTGGTCTTGGGAAATCGCGCCGACCGAAGACAGGCGCGACATGAAGGAGCATCCCGTTGTGCTTAACATTGTCAATGCTCTGAATGCTGTGTCAGCAGACAGCGGGACGGATGCGCTTCGTCAGGTCGTTCAAGCTGTCGACGATGCGGGCGAGCTGCTATTTGTGGCCGGTGTTCTACCGACCGAAGCAACACGAGTTTTCGAGAGACTCTATAACGTCATGCTTCGTGGGCAGACACACTTCGCATGGCCACACTACACGCTGCGCTTCACGGCGACTGTCGGCGCTGCGTTCTCTGGACAAATCAACGACGATGGTGCTTATCGTGTGTACTCTGCAGGGGACATTATCTCGCAGTTCGGAAACTTCCCTATGTATGCGCGCACGCAAGCCAGGGTGCTTGCGCTCCAAGCATTCGACCCTGCAACGTTATTCGCGTCCGCAGGCGTAACAGGACTCTCGGGCTATACGTGGGGCTGGCTCAAGAAGCCGATGAGCGAAACGCAGTTGCGTGACTTCAAGATTCAACTGTCAACGGAATGGGATCTTGACTTGTGGGAAACTGAGCTTCCAACGTACATCAGGCTATGAGAATCCCGGCCAAACCGCGCAAGCTCGGGGACTTGTTGACATGGGCTCAAGAGATGCACGAGTTCATTATGCGTAGCAGGATCGTGCCTAGTCCTGATGTGAAGCCTATCGAAAGCACACGCGGGACTGCGTTGATAACAACTGCGAAAGGCAAAGGTGGCGACGGTGACAATGTTTGGCAATGACAACTAACCAAGGATGAACTATGGCTGACTCTGTAACACTCACGTTCAAGCTAAGCGCGAGCTTCGCAAGCGAAACATACGCGAACACCACGAGCACGAAGTCATTCACGCCTGAATCCGGCAGCGATGCCGCAGGCGTGAACCTGCAAACAATCGGAACGACGTGGGAAGCGTTGAACATCGGCGACATTGACACAACCAAACGCTATTGGGTTTGCGTTGTGAACAAGTCGACTGACACAGCAACACCTAACACGCTGACTGTGAAAGCGAAAACAACAGTTGCACCCGCCTACGGTGTGGAGCATGTACTGTATCCGGGAGAAGGAATGGTGTTCCCGATGCCTGCTTACGATGGAGGCTATCCGATCATCGGCGCTCTGTTTGCTGGAGCGACTGACCCGGTTGCGCAGGTTGTTTATTCGGACTCGGGTGTGCCTCAATGAGTCTGACCTATCCAGTCGCGCCTACGGTTGCGGCGGGAGATGCTATCACTAGCACACAGCTTGCCGGACTCGCTAGTGCGATCAATGCTAGGCTGCGTTGTGGACTTGGGGACGGTGCCGAGCGCGTTGCGTTCCTGACACGCAACGCGTTCCTTCAACTCCAGAATCCGAGCGGCCAAGTGTACTTACCGCAGAGTCACTTTTTCACGCAACGGCAAATGGCCGAACCGGAGCATACAGAGTGGCCCGAGGCCGAAGTGGGTGAAGACAACGGTGCAACCACGGGCAGCAATTGGGGAGCATACGTCTTCGGCTCGGATGACATCGACCTGCAACCGGAAGCTATTCGGTTGACTGATCCAATCGAGGGATTCATTACCACACCAGCCAGCACAAGCACAATCGACTTGTGGAATCTCGGGAAACTTCAACGCGGAGCATACGACCCAACGACTGGAGCAATAGCATGTCCAGCATTCACAGCAGCACGAGAATATGCGAAGATTCGGTGGCGCTGGTGGAGTCCACAAGGAGCAAGCTGGGGTGGATATTTTCCAAGTCCAGCATTAAACGGAACAGCGTGCGAAGACCCGGACACTTCCGATTCCTACCCTGCCCCGCCGAACTTCAACGTCTTTTTCACGAACCTTTCGACCGGAGCAACCACGAGTTATCCAGGGACGTGTTCCGACGGGCCAGACATATCCACACCTGGAATGTATGATGATCATATCTATGCATGGGGTGAAACGCCCTGGGCGTACTACGTCGCGTTGAACAATGGCACGGTTGACGAGCTAAGCAAAACAGAGTGGGTTATTGGACCGTTCTCCGGCGAACCGAGGCTAGGGCGAGGATGGGCAGGAATGTTCGAGCGCATGGGCCACAAGTTCGTCGGTGAGTTTCGGGGCGTGGAGCCGAACGAGAAGGCCATGCGCGAGCGCTCAGTGACACGCTACAAGCTTGCGCCGAACTTTCGAGACATAGTGCGCCGGCAGTATCTTCTGGCCCCGCAAAACGGCACGCAGAGCGGCAGTGAGATAACCGCAATCTACCAAAGCGCAAGCCTAGGGCACGGGCAAAGTGCGATGATGAACGCTGCGAGTGGCATGGTATTTGCCGGGATGCTCGTCACTGGTTCCGGCTCAGTGACAGCGACTGACTCCGACGGCGATGTTGTGGGATCAGCAAGTGGACCTGCATCTGTTGCAGCGTTTGATCCGACAGCAACTAGCGTTACGCTTACCGCTTCGGACTCATCTTCGGGTGTACAGGTGGAACTGCTTGAGTTGCTACCGTACACGCCGGGGCCGTGGGACATTTTCATGATGTTTCGGATCGGCAGTGCTTTGCTTGCATGAGCATTCCGCTCGATGGTAGTCCGCTGACAGTCGACGCTCCGCGTGCGATTGAATCGAGCTACTGGTCCGGCGCGTGTATCACTTCGCAATCCGGCCAGGAGCTAGACGTGCCGCGCTACCTGAATCAAAATGCTTTCTTCGATTCGGCTCGCCGCTTCTCACAGTTCGTCCGCTTCATTGATAGGCCGCAAATCACAGGTTATGAAGTGTCCGGTGGCAAGAGCATAATCTACGTCACATTGCGCGACCTGGGCGGCGGTGCAACCGTGCTCGATGGAATCAAGGATGCGATCACGGCCACGGCACCGAAAGAAGGCTGGTCAAACGAGTGGCTTCTGCTGCCGTACTTTCGTCCATACTCACCGCACGACACGCACACACTGAGTCTTCCGAACTTCGCGGATTACTACGATATTTGGCAGCGTGGCCAATGGCACGCGCCGGAAACAGAAGTTGATGAGGATTTACTATGGCAGATTTCCTACGGAGCAAAGGTCAACGGCTACGGCAATTTCCTCGCCGAGAGTCTGTCAGGGTACAACTACGCCAAGTTGTACACACCGACGTTCGGAAGCTACAACCTGAACTATTATCCGCACGGCGGCGACCCCACGGAGCAGGCCAAGAACCTGAAGTTCTATAAGAGCGTTCAGATTTACAAGCCGCCATACGAGATTGAGTCTGCGGAAACTGTGAGCCTCGACGGTGCGGAGCGAGTACGGATCACGTTGACGACCCGGCTACAGAATACCGTGGGCGAGGTTGACGGAGTTCCTGCTGGCGACATCAGTCGGGACGTTTCAACGTGGGTCGGGGCAACCATTGCAGCCGAGCCTTACCGCACGGACGAGAACGCGCTCCGCTTGTATCTCGTGTGGCTTGCGACGGGATACAATCCACCATGTACGATAGGAGACTGGGCTCGTGCTGGTGAGCCGAACACGCATTATGATTCGCTCTTTGCATCCATCATGCCGACGCTCGTCCTAGTCAAGCTGATGCCGCTGCCATATGACGACGGAAACAACACAGCCCAGACAAGCGATTCGCCGGCATGGCATGATTGGTTTCTTTCTGCGGAATGGTACATTCGCGCAATGTGTGAAGGGTACGTGGACGAGTCAAGCAGCATAAGACTAGCGTGTAACGCGACAGACCCAGACGGTGAACCGGAGACAGGAGACGAGACGTGCCTTACCACTGGGTCGGACATTTACGACTATACGTTTGAGAACCTGATGGTTGATGCGAGCGGTGGAACGCGCTCCTCAATGCTGACCGTTCCTACAACCGACCTCGCCGATCCGTGGCCCAGCTACGGGCCTTTGCCACGGACACCGCGCAGCGCAGAGGTGTTCAACCTGTACTCTGCCGCAGTGAACAAGCTGACTCGCGTGCGGTTGATGATTCCCTACGCGCTGTACAGCAACACCACAACCTATCAGAGCGACCCGGACGTTGTTGCCGCGCCTAACGACGTGTGCAATGGAGCGTACCAGAGTTGCGGGGCAAACACGGGCCGAATAGTGTACTCAGGCCAGGGCAACCCGGCTACAACCTTCGTTTCCGAAACTGGCTGGGGCAGCGGGTGGGGACAGCTTGAAGCACATACCAGCGCAGCAATAGCCTTAGCCTCATGCTCTGGTGCGGACTACTTGCTTGAGACTGACCGGACTACCTGCGATTTCGAGTTTCGCTTGGTTGATGATGACTTCGAGTATGCGATGCCGGACCAATGGAAGGAACTCTGGACGGGTGGCAACGTGGGGACCATGTTCTGCGTTTGGAGGCTGAACAAGGATGTGCGGTGGACGGACGAACTGACAACCGAGTGTGACGCGCCTCTGGAGTGGGATTGCGGGCTGGAGGTGGAGACGACTGAGAATGTTTCCTGCCAGTTCATGCGCTCCGGTACGGTCGATTTCGGCTCTCGACCACCGGGCGGCCTGCACGCGAGCGCCTGGAGCTACGCCGGAACGCCGGTCTCATGCCAGTGGGGACCGCTGCGGCAGTGGTACGCCTACCCTGTCGAGAACCGGACCCTGTACCTCCAAGTCCCGCTCGAAGGGGAGGAGGAAACAACGGACATAGAGCCCGAGCCGCTATGACATTCCGTGTAACAGGCTTTTTGCGGCGTCGGACGGCTCCCCTGGTGCGAGCACACCAGAGCGAGCGGAAAAGCGCGCCAGAGGGCAACGTCGTGCGATTGCGAGCCTGCTTGGAATGCGACTGGCTCCAGGATTCCAGGTGTCAGCATCCGGGGGCATCCCGGTGCCCAGGGCGGCAAGGCGGGCATCCGTGGGTGAGTTTGAGACGGTGCCCGACGGGCCGATGGAAATAAAAAAGCCCCGGTTGTGAGCCGGGGCTGTGGGGAGTGGGGTGGATTACAACTCCTGTTCAAACGACGCTCGCCACGCGGAGGCCAGGTCTTCCGGCCACGTCACGGCTTGCATGTCCCGCATCCCGACGACATCAGATGCAACCCCGTTCACAACGAGCATAGCGGAATGCGTCGGGCATGTCCGACCGTCTGTGAGCTTGATCCCATCGTATAGATCACACCAGCCCCAACAGAATGGGAACCGGACTTTGACCGGACGTATCGCCCCGGCCTTCAGCGCCTCGCCCTTTGTGTACCAGAGTTGAGGTTTTGGGCTTGGTGTTTTTCCCACCCATTTTCTCATTTGTTGCCTTTCTTCTGCTTCCGAATCCCCTTCCGCCGGACGCGGCTCATGACCGCGCTCCGTTCCGCCGATGTGAGCCGGTCCCACCGAGCCGAGGCCGCTCTGGCCTGTTGCGGCTCGATGGCCGCGCCGCATTTTGGACAGTTCATGCTTCCTTTTTGTTGTGCCCCTTGCGGGGCGGGTTCTCAGTCTCGATTCAGCGGGCTCGCCGGCGACATCCGGCACCACTGCTCGACCGTCTCGCAGCCTGCCACCCAATCACGCCCCACCTCGATGCGTAGCGTGCTCGGAGTGTAGAGCGTCCGCGCAAATCTACCGTTGCGGATATGGGTCTTCCAGCGTCCCATTCCCGCCGTCGCGGGATGTTTGTCGCCATCCACCTCGACGATTGGGGTGGAGTGGAGCGATCGGAGGCCTCTATCCGTTCGGCCGCGCGGATGCCAGCCGTTTCGGCGGGCGATGCGCCTAATGTATGTGCTGAGTTTCATCTCGTTTTTGTTTGTTTTCATGCGCGCAATCTACACTCACTTGCGCGCACGTCAACAGTTTTCTGTAAAATCGTAAAACTTTTTTCTGGCGGGTTGGCACGATTCATGACGTGCGCGCAAACATTGGCGTTTTCGAGCAAACGGCGATTTGATTGTGCGGAAACATCAATGGGAATGCGGGTGCAAACGCGATTTGCATTGCACTTTTCGGACGCGAATCGAAAAAACCGTTGACGATTTGCATTGCGCGCAATACAAGCAATGCACGCAATGAGCGCAAACCGAAAACGGAAAATGCGATCCTGGGAAGCGGACCCGGATGTTGACGCGCACCTGAACAGGCTCCGTGAAAAACACACTCTGTTGACCCCACACATCAACCTCGCCCTGCGAACCTACTTCGCCAAGGAGTTCGGCTGGGTGTGGAAAAAGAAACTGCAATGAGGATGAGGACTCTCACACTTTCGGCCTGTCTCGCTTTTGCGATCACGGGCCTGGTCTGCGCGGGACAGCCTCAAAAAAGACCCGATGCTGTACGTTCCGAGCAGGCCGAACGTTACACCGTCACCGCCTACTGCCCGTGCAAAGTCTGCTGCGGGCAGTGGGCTGGCGGACCGACGGCTTCCGGTAAGATGCCCGTGGCTGGCATCACAGTAGCCGGACCGCGCTCGATTCCGTTTGGGACGAGAGTGTGGATCGAGGGCGTGGGCGTGCGGGTAGTGCAGGATAGGCTGGCGCGAAAGTACGACGGGAGATTTGACCTGTACTTCGCGACGCACGCCGAGGCGCTGCGATTTGGGAAGCGTAGTCTAAAAGTCAAGGTGCTGAAATGAGCGAACACCAGACCATCCCTGGCACTCCAAGCGAGCAACACGCGATCCGCATCAAGGAGATCGAGTTGATGCGCGAAGAGCAGTTGGAGCGCGTCTATGATCCGAAACAGTTGGACGAGCTTGCGGAGGCTTATTGGATCAGTGTGCTCGCGCTCAATAGCAAGCGCAGAAACATGCGATAATTTCCGGTAGCACGACGCTGCCGGGCAACAAAAGGAACAAAGTGAAAGCGCACAACGTAACAGGTAAGTGCATTGTAGCCGCTGATCGCGGCTTCGTGTGGGTTGGAGACATTGAGAGGAGCGGGGACTGCTTGCTGATCCACAATTCCAAAAACATCCGGAGGTGGGGAACAACTCGCGGCATTGGTGAGCTAGCGAATGGGCCAACACCATCTACCGTGGTCGACGATCAGGGTGAGGTAGTAGTTCCCTGGCACGCCGTAATCCATATCACCTTATGCAAAGCGAACTCATGGTGACTATTGATGGGTACGGGTACGGGTACGGGTACGGGTACGGGGACGGGTCCGGGTACGGGTACGGGTACGGGTACGGGTACGGGGACGGGTCCGGGTACGGGTACGGGGACGGGTCCGGGGACGGGTACGGGTACGGGTACGGGGACGGTGGCGGGGACTAACCTAACAAAAGGAACAAAAGTACAAAACATGGACACCAAAAAGGAACTGATCAAAGAAATGCGGCGGATCATCGCTGCCGCGCAACGAATCATCGACCTTCTAACCAAGGATGAACAATGAGTGAAGCACTTACTATCCGCAAGCCTAGGGCTCTCGAAGCTATGGCTGAGCGGCTCAATGTCGAGCCAGCGAAATTATTCGACACGCTCAAGAGCACAGTCTTCAAGGGAGCCTCTAACGAGGAGATGTTGGCCTTGGTTGTGGTCGCAAACGAGTACGGGCTCAATCCACTCTTGAAAGAAATGTACGCATTTCCAGCGAAAGGCGGAGGCATTGTTCCGCTCGTTGCGATCGACGGGTGGACCAAAATCGTCAACCGGCAGGCGAGCTTCGATGGAGTCAAGTTTCACTGGGACTTCGACTCTGAGACTAACAAGCCACTCGCTTGCACCTGCACAATGTGGGTCAAGGGTCGCAAGGAACCTGTGCAAGTCACAGAGTTCTTGGAGGAGTGTTCACGCGGAACAGAGCCTTGGACGAAGATGCCGCGCCGGATGCTCCGGCACAGGGCATTCATCCAGGCCGCTCGTCTCGCGTTCGGACTCTCGGGACTCGTCGACGAAGAGGAAGCGCCGGACGTGCAAGTCATGCGCTCCCGGCCCATCCGAGCCGATGTTGACGACAGTGTGAGAGTACAGGTTATCCCGCCGCCGGACACCGTGAAAGAACTCTCGGACGCCGGGATTGCGCCCGTCGAGCGTGAGATCACGCCGCAGAAAAAGCTGATGATCTACCTTCAGGATTACGAGATCACAGCTGAGAAGTTCAGCGCATGGGCTGTCAGAGCCGGGCACCTCGAGAATCCGCCCGCGACATGGGACGATGTTCCCGCTGAACTCGCAATGAAACTCTGGCCCGCTCGCAAGAAGTTGGCCAACGAAATCCAGGCTGCATCATGCAAAACCTAGCCATAGTCCCGAGCGGAGCCATCGAGCTTCCAACACTCTCGGTTACTCCAGAGTTTCTGGCGCGGCGGGAAGATGCGATTGCGTCCGCCGCACTCATCGCCCGGGTGTCTTCGCCGGATGAAAACAACCGTGCTGTAGAAGTCCAGAAGGCCTTGGTCGGGCTAGTCCGCGAAGTGGAGTCAGCGCGCAAAAAGCTCAAAGAGCCGGTGCTGGACCTTGGCCGGCAAATCGACGCGACGGCGAAAGCTGCGGTCGAGCCGATCACAGCAGCCGAACTCCCCTTGCGCAATCTCATCTCCGATTTCGCTGACTCTGAGCGCAAGCGTGCGCAAGCTGAGGCTGCGCGGATCGAAGCTGAGAGGCGACAGGCCGAGGAGGCCGCGCTACAAGCCCGGCTTGCGGAAGAGAAGCGCGTGCGAGAAGATGCCGAGGTGCGCCTACGTGCGGCCAAGGATGCGGCGGACCGAGCGCGGATAGAGGAAGAGGCTAAGGCTGCAATTGAACGCGCTAGGGCTGAGCAGGAGCGCGCACAACGGCTCGCTGATGAACGTGCGGCGATGGACCGGCAGATGCACGCGCCTGCGGTCGCGCAGGGCCAATCGGTGCGAACGGAGTGGCAGCTTGATATCGTGGACATTTGGGCATTAGCCCGTGCTCACCCGGCTTGTGTCACAATCACACCTAGACTGTCGGAAATCAAAGCCCTACTCGATGCGGGAGCTAAGGTGGTAGGGGTAAGTGCAAAACGAGTCACAATCGCGGGAGTCCGCACAGCAGGAAGGACGATTGACGTATAGGCGGCCCTGGCGAGCCACGGGTCAAACCGTGTGCGACGGGGACTCTCGCGGCGGGCAACTCCACTCTGTCACTCCTCCCGGTGAGTACCAATGGAAACAGACGCGAAAGCCGGGTGGAGTGACGCAAAAAGGAACACTATGGAAATCGAACAAGGCAATGTAGAGCCGGGCGAGTGGCCGATCTGGAAAATCTGTCTCCGCAAGATGCGCTCGGAAGATCAATACGGTTACGGTGCGACATGGCCCACGGACTTTTTCGAGCGTGAACTCTCAGCGCGACGAGACACTATGGACTTCGCATTCCAGATGTTGAGCTTGCGGAAGGAAATCGAGGATGAGGACGGTTACTATCTGCAAGCACAGACTATCGAAAACGAAGTCACCAAGGAGAAGACCGAGCAATACGTCATTCCTGCGGCAGCATGTCACGAGGACATTGCCGTGGGCTTTGAGTCCAAGATGCGACGCTACGCAAACCGCAGCGTCAGCTTGCGAAACGCTACGCTGTGCAACCCGACGGCGGAGCTGGAGGACGCTACCCGCAAGAAGATCGAGGGTAGGCTGGAAATCGCGGCTACGCGGCTTGTGCTACTCGCACGGGAGCGCAGCCTGGGTGGTTGGGTGAAGAAACACGCCCCAAAGCTCCTTGAAAAACGATAGGACAATTTGCGCGGCATGGCCGGGCGCGGCATGGCGTGGCGTGGCTCGGCATGGCCTGGCGAGGCTACACACACGGCGCATTCCACGGAGTGCGCCGCAGCGTGGTCTGGTCAAAAAGTGTGTCCCCGGGGACACACCAAACAAGAGATTTCGTGGTCTGGCGAGGCGAGGCGTGGCGCGGCAAGGCCTGGCGTGGCAAGGCCAGGCTCGGCTCGGCGCGGCCTGGCGGGGCATGGCAAGGCTACACACACGGCGCATTCCACGGAGTGCGCCGCAGCGTGGTCTGGCGAGGCGAGGCATGGCATGGCAAGGCGCGGCCCGGCATGGCGAGGCCAGGCAAGGCTCGGCGAGGCAGGGCAAGGCTCGGCTAACTCACTGGCGCGAGTGATTGCGCCAGAAGATTTCAGTAGCAGTAAAACAGCAAACAACAAAAGGAACAACGATGAAGACGATGAAGGTGCGGTGGACGGGAATAAGGCCGCTTGTAATGCACAACGGGCTCATGGCTGATCCTACTAACAAGTTCACGCGGGCGATCAAAGAGATCGTCCGCAAAGGCAGCAAGAAGCTTACGGACTCGGACTATGAGATGCGGGATCGGCTCGAATGGGAAGCCGGGCTCTATTGGGATGATGAGATCGGCGCGGTTATCCCAAGCGACAACATCGAACGGTGTGTCCAACTCGGCGCGCAGAAATCGAGGATCGGGAAGGATGTTCAGGCCGCCGTGCTTTGCTCTGAGCCAGTCGTCAAGCTCATTTACGACGGGCCGCGGAAGAAGGAAGCCATGTTCAACGACCACCGCTTCACACTGCGGAAGGGAGTCAGCATTCAGAAGTCACGGCTGATTCGCATTCGGCCCATGTTTCCCACCGGCTGGTCTATCGAGTTCACGCTTGAGTATGATGACTCTATTGTGAACGAGCGAGGGCTACACAAGGCTATGGTGGATGCCGGGGCGCTGATCGGGCTCGGGGATCACCGCCCGAAGTTCGGCCGATTTACCGTGGAGGCGCTGTGACCCCAACACAACGCACAATGGATGAACTCCGCAAGCGCGGCTACACCGTGGGCCGAGTGGAGCAATGGAGGCCTGGACCAAATGGCGGCTTCCGGCAGGACTTATTCGGGATCATCGACCTGCTTGCTATCTCGGGCGACCTAACGATCGGAGTGCAAGTCTGCGGCACAGCCTGGAGCGCGCACGTCAAGAAGTTGCTCGGGCGCGATCCTGAATATCCAGAAGCAGAGCAGGCTGTCCGACGGTGGCTCGAAAGCCCACACCGGCATCTGGAGTTGTGGGGATGGCGGCCGCTCAAGCGCAACGGTCGCAAGGTTGCGACGCTCCGCAGAGCAATGTTCTATGTCCGCTATCCCGGCGCTCCAATCGAAGTTGAGGAGTTCACAGAGCCATGAAGACTAAATCACACTGCCGACAACTCTACGACGCGCTCTTGCCAATCGTGACGCAATTGCGGGTCCTTGTGGACGAACGGGAGCTAAGCGCACGGAGCAAGGAAAAGCTGGAGATGATAAAGACAGAACTCGCAATCATCGCAAGGTGGATCGAAAGGTGCGAATGAACTACTCAGACTTTCTGGACCGAAAGACACAACTCGGATGCGATCACGGATTTGAGCCGTCATGGATGCCGGACAATTTGTTTCCGTTCCAAATGTCGCTTGTCGAGTGGGCATGTCGCAAGGGTAGAGCAGCAATCTTCGCCGACTGCGGGCTCGGGAAAACTCCGATGCAATTGAACTGGGCGGAGAACGTGGTGCGCAAGACTGATGGGCGGGTGCTGATCCTGACGCCGTTGGCTGTGGCATTCCAGACGGTCAAAGAGGGTGAGAAATTCGGCATCGAGGTCAAACATCGCCGGGAAGGATTGCAGAATGGTGACCGAATCGTGGTGACGAATTACGAGCGGCTCCACTACTTCAACCCAAACGACTTTAACGGGGTCGTGTGTGACGAATCGAGCATCTTGAAAAACTTCGACGGAGAGACTCGGAAAGCGATCACGGATTTCATGCGCAAGCGACCGTATCGTTTGCTTTGCACAGCAACGGCAGCGCCGAATGATTACATCGAGTTGGGGACTAGCAGCGAGGCGCTAGGAGTAATGGAGCGCAAACACATGCTTGCCCAGTTCTTTACGCACGATGGAGGAGATACTGCGACATGGAGACTCAAAGGCCATGCTCGGGAGCGATTATTCTGGCGCTGGGTATGTTCCTGGGCGCGTGCGTGTCGAAAGCCTTCGGATCTTGGATTTGAAGACAATGGATTCAAACTGCCGAGTCTGATGGTGCGTGATCATATCGTGACAGCAGCAAAGCCGCGGGATGGTTATCTATTCGACATCGCAGCCGTAGGATTAGACGAGCAGCGAGAAGACTTGCGGCGCACGATTGACGAGCGATGCGGGATGGTGGCCGAATTGTGCAATGCGCATGATCTGCCCGCAGTGTGCTGGTGCAATCTGAATGCCGAGGCGGATGCGATTGCCAGGGCCGTCCGAGGTGCGGTAAACGTACAAGGATCGGACAGTGATGAAGAAAAGGAGGAAGCGTTCGCTGGATTCGCAAACGGGGATATTCGAGTGATTGTCAGCAAAGCCAGTATCGCCGGGTTCGGTCTGAACTGGCAGCATTGCGCTCATGAGACGTTTTTCCCGTCGCATAGTTACGAGCAATATTACCAATGCGTTCGGCGATGTTGGAGGTTCGGCCAGAAGAATCCCGTTACGGTGGATATCGTGACGACAGACGGTCAACAGAATGTTCTGCGCAACATGGAGCGCAAGGCAGAGGCGGCATCTGAGATGTTTGCTCAGCTTGTTGCGCTCATGCGTGACGAGTTGCAAATCAAGAAAACGACAGGCTACACAAAAAGAGAGGAGATACCATCATGGCTGTGAGAGATCAAATCGTGACGAAGAACTACGCTCTGTACAACGGAGACTCATGCGAGGTGTTGAAAACGCTGCCCGATAACAGCGTCGATTTCAGCATCTTCAGTCCGCCATTCGCGGACCTCTACTGCTACAGCGACAACCCGGCAGACCTTGGAAACTCGCGCACATATGACGAGTTCTTTCAGCACTTCGGGTTCATCATCCGCGAGTTGGCAAGGGTTATTAAGCCGGGCCGGTTGTGCTCGGTGCACTGTATGGACCTGCCAGCAACGATCTCACACGATGGATATCTTGGGATTAAAGACTTCACCGGAGACATCATTCGAGCATTCCAATCACACGGGTGGATATACCATGCGCGGCATTGCATCTGGAAAGACCCACTTATTGCGGCAACGCGCACAAAGGCGATCGGATTACTCCACAAGCAGCTTTGCAAGGACTCATCCATCAGCCGCAGCGGAATCCCTGACTATTTGATAACGTTCAGAAAAGCGGGAGAGAACGCTGTTCCAATCGCACATCCGGACGGGTTGACGAAGTATTGCGGCAGTGACGATCCTGGTGGGGATGGAGTTAAGAAGTCTCACTTCATCTGGCGTGCATACGCTTCTCCGGTGTGGATGGACATTCGGCAGACGCACACGCTTGACGCACGCAAAGCGCGGGATGCGGACGACGAAAAGCATCTTTGCCCGCTGCAGCTTGACGTGATCGAGCGCGCGTGCGTCCTCTGGAGCAACCCCGGCGAGGTTGTGCTGACTCCATTCATGGGCGTTGGCAGCGAGGTCTACGGCGCAGTCATCAATGGCCGGAAAGGAATCGGGATTGAGTTGAAACCAAGCTACTACAAGCAGGCTGTGCGCAATCTTGAGTTGGCTCAGCGGGAGCGCGACTGCAACGATCTTTTCAACCAGTAACCACAACCAAACGAAAGGACAAAATGAAGACAACACTGACAGCAGCAGTAATCGGGATCACACTCATGACCGGATGCACAACGACACCTGACATCGGAGCTATCGCCACACCAGCCCGCATTGAGGCTGTGACTGCCCTGGGCGCCTACCTGGGGGGACGGGAGATAGTCAAGCAGGGCAACGCGGACCAGTTGCGGCAAGCTGTCCAGGCCCTGACGGCCTTGCAGGCGGCGGGCAACATTGACGGCCCGGCAATCGTGTCGATCCTCGAAGCCACGGATCTGAAGGACAAGCTGGAAACGTCGGAGGGCATACTGATCCTGGGCACGGTTCTGTCGTTCTCGGACCTGTGGACCGGGCACACGGTCGAGATCGTGGAGTCCGAGTACTACCAAGCCGTGGTGGCCGGGCTGATCCGAGGGTTCGACCTTGCACTCGGGCCGAGCATGGATTCGGTTCGGATCGCCGATCCTATCGCGGCCAGGCTGCTGGATGAGGCTATCGCAACCCGGCCAAAACACTGACAGGAGGACGCCGCGCAATGACGGAACCACCGCAAGCAAGCCCGCCATTGCGCGGCAAAATCGCCATATGAACGGAGGCTACACCAAGCTATTCTCGTCAATCGTTGCCTCAACGATATGGCGTGAACCGGATCACGTACGGATTGTGTGGATAACGATGCTGGCCATAAGCGATCCGTGGGGTCATATCCGGGCAAGCATACCGGGGCTGGCTGATCTAGCCCGCGTGTCCGTAGAGGATGCCAAAGACGCGCTGGCTAGGCTATCAGCCCCAGATGAATATTCACGCACCAAGGAGCACGAGGGGAGGAGAATTGAGGAGACGGACGGTGGCTGGTTCATACTCAATTTCGTGAAGCATCGGGACGCCGGCGCCGAGGGTCATCGGCGTGAGTATATGCGTCGATATATGCGCGAAAGACGTGCCGGAAATGTAAACTCAAAACGTAAACACTGTAAACCTAACAGTGAACAATCGTTAACACACTCAGACTCAGACTCAGACATAGTTAACAACAGTGAAATTGTAGACGTTGGGGCGTGTAAACTCGCGTGTAAACAATCGAGCGACCAAAATGCGCGGCGGGAGCCGCGCCAACAGGCAAAGGAAACGGATGAAGCTTGGCTCAAAGGGCTGGAAAGCAACCCGGCTTACGCGGGCCTGGACGTGGCCAGGGAGCACGCGAAGATGGTCGCATGGTGCTCTGTCAACGGAAAGCAACCGAGCAGGCGCCGGTTCGTAAACTGGCTGAACCGAGCCGAGAAGCCGATGCGGGTGACGAGAGCAACTACGGAGGATGAGCACTTGAAGGGGTTTTGAGATGAAAAAGACGTGCCAGGAATGCGGGAAAGAGTTCGAGGCGGTGATGATCACTCTCATTGGCCGGGAGTATTGCTTCGAGAAATATTGCCCGGCGTGCAAGCCGATCAGGGAGCAACAAGAGCGGGACATGGCTGCTATCCGGCAAGAGCAGGCTCGAACCGAAGAGTTCAATCGCGCCTGCCCACCGCTCTACCGAGAGACCGACCCACGCAAGCTCCCTTGCAATCCCGACATCACAAAGCTGGTGCTTGGCTGGACATACGGCGCGAAAGGCCTGGTGTTGCACGGAGCCACCGGGCGCGGCAAAACACGGCTCGCATACCTGCTCGTCAAGCGGCTGGTACTCGAGGGCCGCACCGTGAGCGCATTCGACCCGCTGTCATTCGCGCACCGCGTTGGTGAGACGTTTGGGGAATACCAAGGCGAGCGATTCATCCGCGAGCAACAGAAGGTCGACGTGCTGATGCTCGATGACCTGGGCAAGGCAAAGCTAACAGAGCGTGCTGAGGCTGAGTTGTTCGGTCTGGTCGAGCATAGGATCGCTCACTTCAAGCCGCTGATCGTGACTACTAACTTCGTTGGGGATAAGCTAAGCGATAAGCTGAGCGAGGATCGAGCTACGCCGCTGGTCAGGAGACTGAGGGAGTTCAACGAGTGTGTGTGTGTGAGGTAATTGTGCTCGGAGGACATCGAGGGCACAGTTGTGCTGCCCGGGGCTGTGCTCAAAAGGCTTATGGAGGTGCTTCCGCTATGCTGAGACCAAACGAGAATAAAAACGCGCCACAGGGCAACGTGGCGCAAGGGCGGGGCGGTGTGGTGGGGCGCAAGACGGGCGGCCGATGGTCTGAAGATATATGCGCGAAAGACGTGCCGGAAATGTAAACTCAAAACGTAAACACTGTAAACCTAACAGTGAACAATCGTTAACACACTCAGACTCAGACTCAGACATAGTTAACAACAGTGAAATTGTAGACGTTGGGGCGTGTAAACTCGCGTGTAAACAATCGAGCGACCAAAATGCGCGGCGGGAGCCGCGCCAACAGGCCAACTCGGGACAAATCACGTCAAAATCCTTCGGCGAATCAGGGCAACATGCGGTGTGATTAAGGGGAGGCAATTCGTAAAGGAAAAGTTTGCCGGAAAGACGGTTGCAGCGTGGCAATACGACGCTTGGAAAGGTGAATGGAAAGCCATGTCGCAATACGACGAGACAAAGCACTGGGGCGGGTTGTGGGTGCGCAACCGAACTACGAATAGGGAATACAGACGCGCAATGGATGCCAAGCACAGGCGCGACAAGAGCAATTACTACATCTCCAAGCTGCTTAGGTGTAGAGTGCGGTCTGTGCTTAAAGGTGTGAAGAAATCCAAGCCAACACTAACCATGCTGGGCTGTACGCTTGAGCAATTCAGACAGCACATGCAGGCACAGTTCAAGCGTGGTATGGCGTGGAATAACATGGGCAGTCATTGGCACATAGACCATATCATACCGTGTTCATCGTTCGACCTTAGCAATCCAGAGCAACAGGCGATATGCTTTCACTATACAAACATGCAACCGCTTGAGGCGTTTAGAAACAGAAAGAAGCACGCGAAGATAACGGATGGTCAAATGAAACTTAGGCTGTGAGAATTAAAAGAAATTCTTATGAAAATCAGGAAAACGGGGTGCGAGGAGGACCGTTCTTCGTCCGTGACTCATGTTTTGGAACTTTGACTAATGAACACCAATGCAGCGGTTGACCAACTCCTTAGACAACTGGAACGGATCGAAAGACTCGAAAGCGCACTGACAGAAATTATTAATCTGTGTCAGGTTGCTGGACTTGGTGTCGAGGCTCAGGCATTCCAGTCGAGATTGATTGCGCAGAGAGCTCTTAAACCGAACGCAGAAAAGACGCCTGCGGCAGAACGCAAAGAATGACGACCGCTAGCAAACGCAAACCAAGGCGCGCCAAAAGACCAACCCGGCATAACAAGTCCTGGACGGATCACGACTTGTCAATATCCGAAGCCGCGAAGGAATTCCACAGCACACCGGAGACTATCCGGCGACGCTTGCGTGCTGCTGAGATCACACACACCGAAGGTAAGCGATACTCAATCTATGTACTCCACACGGCTTTGGTCGGCGACTTGCACGCGCAGCGAATCCGGGAGACTCGTGCGCGCGCTGACCTGCTTGAACTTGAGCGCCGCAAGACTGAAGGTGATCTTGTGACAATGGAGGAGGCTCGCAATGTCATCCGGCAATACCTCGGTCCAATGCGGGACATTCTGACCACGGCACCGATGGCGCTTGCGGCTAGGGTGAATCCTGCCGACCCGGAGCTTGCGCGGATGCAACTTGAGCAGTGGAGCGAAGACAACATGAGAAAGTTGAGGGAAGTATGAACTGTGCACGCGGTAACGATCTAGCTGGAGAGATCATCGCATGTCTGCGGGTGAATCTGCTGCGTGGTACACTGACCACTCAAGACGACGCGGAGTTTGAGCGGTTACTCGATGAGTGGTCAGACAAGGCTCTGAGCGATGCGTTCGGGATGACACTGGAAGGCAAAACTCTTGGCACCTGCACCAAGTGCGGAGGGCATGGCTGGGTGCGTGGAGTTGAACTTGACCAGCCTTCAGACGACACAGCCCAAGACACCATGACACGTTACACTTGCGATCTGTGTGGCGGAACCGGAAGAGTTACGGACGATCAGATCACGCCAGCCAAAACGCTGGCAGAGGAGATTCAGGGTGAGATCGAGCGGCTGGAGCAACTCGCGGTTGCCGCAACTACTCCGGGCCGTCATGCGGTGTACAACAACATTGCAAAAGCGCGCTTGGAACTAGCATGGGCGTTGCGATCTGAGCAAGCGCGGATCGAGGAAGACGGCGGCAAACCACGAAACCCAAAACCGTAGAAACTGAACTATGAAAGAAGAAGAAACGAACGGACTGTTAGGCACGGTGTGGCGTCACAAGAAGAAAGGCGGAATCTACCGACTGACACAGGCCAAGCGCGACAGCGTGTATTTGCAAGCAGAAACCAAAGGCTGCCGGTCCACGTGGAAATACCAGGGGCTGCTGACATGGGACTATGAGCTAGTGCACAACGTTGGAACTCAGAAACCCGGCGCAAGTGACGCTTCGATTGCGAACCAGAGCGTCCCGCCGAGTTCGCTGGAAAAGTAAATGAACCTCAAGCCATACTCACGCGAGTTGTTCGCAGCGCAGAGCAAGCAGCCTGTGTCCGCGTGGTGTGAGTCCGCGCTTTCGCTTCCACCAGGAAAATCTGAGTCACCTGGGCCTCTGTCCTGGCTCGGTAGAGACTACATGCGGGAACCGCTGGACGCGTGGAATGCGCCGGGGGTTACAGACCTTGTGCTGTGCTTTGGTTCTCAAACAGGCAAGTCAACTGCGATCATCGGGGGTGTGGCTTGGGTGTTGGCTAATAGCCCATCCGGGTTGCTATGGGTACACCCCACGCAACAGCTTGCTCGGAGTTTTAGCACGACCCGCTGGCTTCCGATTGTGAAAGTGTCCCCTACCCTGGCCGAGCTACTTCCCACCGGCGGAGCAAAGCGCACAGGGCTGACGATACTGCAACAAGAATTCGGTGCTAGCGTGGTGAACTTCGTTGGATCAAACTCGCCGGCGAACCTTGCTTCTAGGCCGGCAAGGGTTGCGATCATGGACGAGGTTGACAAGTTTCCAAAGGAAGTCCGCAACGAGGCCGACGCTGTGAATCTCGCAGAGCAACGCACGAAGTCATTCACGAATCCATTGAGGGTGAAGGCTAGCACGCCGACGGAGGAAGACGGACTCATCTGGCAAGAGTTTCTGAAAGGCGACCAGAGGCGCTATCAAGTCCCATGCCCGCTCTGTCGAAAGCCGGTTGTATTCGCTTGGTCCGAGCAGTTCTGCGTCATGCCGCGTCTCGGTTGCGAAGCCTGGGTGGCATGGGACTCGACAGCCAAACGCGCCGACGGCTCATGGGATCTGGACCGAGTGGCGCGGAGCGCGCATGCAGTCTGTCCGCATTGCGGAGGAGACATACCTGACAGCGCGAAGACCCGCATGATCCGCGAGGGCCGATGGGTGGCCACGGCGACGGCTACCACGACACGCGGCTTTCGTTCCTACCACCTTCCAAGCCTCTACGCTGTGGGGACACAGACTAGCTTCGGTGCGCTGGCTGTCGCGTTCCTCCGTGCGAAGAAGTCATTCCTTGGGTTGCGCGGCTTCGTCAACGGCGCGCTATCAGAGCCATTCATGCGGCAGGACATGCGGACTCAGAGGGTCGAGGTTGTAGTCTCGAAGCCCGAGGCGAAGGCTGAGGCAAGTAAGATCATGACTGTGGACTGCCAGCATGGCAGCCCGCATTTCTGGTACGTGGTGCGAACATGGGAACGCACGGAGGCCGGCACTGTGACGACCGCGATCCGTGCTGGGCACGCGGAGACATGGGAGGACCTGCACAGCATCAAGACCGCCGAGGGTGTGCCTGACGCTGCTGTGATGGTTGACTCCGGGTGGGGTGCTAGGTCAGACGCGGAGGTGTATCGCCGGTGCGCGGCATACTCCGAGTTCGTCTTTCTTGAGGAGCGCGGCAAACATTTCGGCACGGGCTGGTGCCCAGCCAAGGGTATGCCTAGCCGCAAGACCTGGAAGCAGGCCGGCAGCGAATCGCAAGCCCCGTACTTCACGCGCTACATCGATCCCTTTGCGGGCACGTCAGACGGCGGCAAGGCGGAGATGGTCCTTTTCGAGTTTGCGTCTGACTGGTTCAAGGACCTGTTGTCGGTGCTACGCGATCCAGAGCAATCGAAGGACCTCGGGGTTACCTGGGCTGTAGCCAAGGACGTGGCCACGGAGCAATACTGGCAACACCTCGACGCGGAATATCTGGACCAACAGCCGAGCAAAAAGACAGGCAAGACAACTCGGACGTGGACGAAGCGCAGCCAGCGGTGGCCCAACCACCTGCTCGATTGCGAGGTTATGCAGCTAGCCTTCGCAATGTGGTGCGGTCTACTGCCAACAATGCCAGGGGATTCATGAGTGACAACCTATCGCGCAAGGACATTGCACGACTGCTCGACGTGAGTGTCGACCAGGTGCGTCGCAATGAAACGCGATGGGGGCTGAAGCCTGCGCGGCGAGTCTTCAACCTGCGCTTCGTTCGGTATCGCAAGGGGAAGGTCATAGAAGCACTACGGGCTATGGGATTGATTGATGACTTGCCGTAACTGCCGCAACTGCCGCAACTGCCACAACTACCACTAGACTAGTTTAGTTGCCCACGCGTACCTTATTCGCGTGGCGCAAATAGCAGCATCAACCTACCGAGCGGCAGTAACCTATGCCGTCTCGCAAGCCAACGCGGGCGCGTTGCGCGCTTGGCTTGCTGCTAAGGTAGCTTCTACTTTCGGGGACGTTTCTTCCGGTCGCTCCGTTGCTAGTGTCAGCATGAACGGAGTTTCGACTTCCTTCTTTGACCCTGGCGCTTTCGGGATGTCGCAACAGGACGCGGTGCAAATGTGGCAACGGCTTCTGGAGTTGTGCGACACTTGCATAACCTACCTCGACGACGACGAGGCTACCAACGCCGAGATTGCTGCCGAAATGACAGGCCGGTTGCCGGACGTTTATCAGCATTCGGTTGAATTCGCGGGGATGAACCAATGGTAAACGCGCTCCGCCATTGGCTGGCCAGGTTACTCGTTGGCAACGTGTACGAGGCTGCGCAGTATTCGACGCGCAGGAGTAGGATTCAGTCCACCTACACTTCAGCGCGATTCGATATTTCAACAGCGTCAAGGCAGACACTCGCCCAGAAGGCTAGGTATTACGAGCGCAACTCGTGGCTCGTCAACAAGCTAGCTGACATTTTCGAGTCTGGCACGGTAGGCACTGGCTTAGTGGTTCAGCCTTCAACGGATGATGACGAATGGAACCAGCGGGCCAGTGACTGGTGGCAGACATGGTGCAAGTTCCCGGATGCCACGAGCAGGCAAAGCTTCGGCACACTGCAAGGCCTGATGGCGCGGACATGGTTCATCGACGGCGAAACATTCGTGTTGAAGTCGATGGGCCGGGTCGGGCCGAGGGTGCAGATCATCGAGGGGCATCTGATCCGCACGCCAGACGGACAGGAGAAAAACAAGCAGTGGATTGATGGGATATTCGTTGACTCGAATGGTAGGCCGACTGGATACGCTGTACACGCGGAGGAGGACGCAGGCAGACTCAAGCTCATCGAGGTGGTACCAGCGGAACGAGTGTGGCACCTATTCGAGCCACAGCGTCCAGGACAGTATCGCGGGACTTCGTTCCTATCTCCTGTTCTCAACGCTCTCCATGATCTTGATGATTTATGGAAGCTTGAGATGCAGGTTGCAAAGCTGGCCGGGACTCTCGGTGTGCTGAAGACGAATGCAACCGGAACATTCGACCCGCTCCGATTCCGCAGGTCACAGGTCACTCGCAGCAACAGCACAGCGGGCGGCGCAGCGACAACTGAGACAACCACGGACTTGATCGAGGATGCTACTGGCGCAATGGCTATCGCGCTTGGAAATGGTGAAGACATCAAGCAATTCATTGCCACTCGACCCACAGAGCAACAGCGCCAACATTGGCAACTCATCACGAAAGCGATCTGCATTGGGGTAGGTATTCCCTACGTGATGGTAGACCCAGACAGTATGCAAGGGACTGTGTACCGTGGCAGCCTCGACCTAGCTGCATCTTTCTTCGCCCAGCGTTCAAGCGTAATTGCCGATGCGTGTCGTGACATCTACGGCTATGTTATGTCCGTCGCTCGGAACACACCGGAACTATCCGGAGCGCCAACCGAATACTGGGCGGCGAATGTACTCCCGCCAAGAGGAGTAAACGTTGACATAGGTTATACTATGTCGGCTAACCTCCAAAGTCTCCAGGCCGGAACGGACGACCTGGAGACTATCCTTTCGCCAAGGGGACTCGATTGGAGAACTGTGCTGCGCAGGAAAGCAGAGCAGGCTGCTTACATCAAAGAGCTCGCGGCAGAGTACGGTGTCGACCCTAGTGACATTGCGAACATCAACGGAAAGCAACAGGCCGCGCAAGCTCCGAGTGAAGAGGAGGAGAAGCCTGACACTGAAGAGGAGGAAAAGAAGTGAAACCGTTTTGGGAAATCACGAACAGCGCAAAGAGCACGAAAGTCCTCCTTTACGGAATGATTGGCCGGGACTGGGATGGCAGCGGCAATGATCCAAAGGAGTTTCTCGAAGCGTGGGACGCGATTCCACAAGGCCCTATCGACCTGCACATACACTCTCCCGGCGGCTACGTGTTCGACGGGCTTGCGATTTACAACACGATAGCATCGCGCAAGCCCGATGTTACGGCGTACGTCGATGGGCTTGCGGCTAGCACCGCAAGCTGGATTGCGTGCGCGGCTAACAAGGTGGTCATGCCGAAGACCGCGCGCATGATGATTCACGACGCACAAGGCTTCGTAATCGGCGACTCTGAGACTATGCGCGAGCAGGCCGAGTTACTTGACAATGAGAGTGACCGGGTTGCGCAAATGTACGCTGACAAGACTGGCAAGTCGAAAGAGAAGATGCGTGACCTCATGCGTGCCACAACCTGGATGGATGGCATCGAAGCACACGAGATCGGGCTTGCGGATGAAGTCACAGACAGCACGGCGCAACCTAACAACTTCAACCTTTCCCGCTTCAAGTGTGTGCCTGGAGCGGGCGGCGGACTAAGCCCCGCCAAGACGGAAAAGAAAAACACAAACCAGCCGAAACCTATGGATAACCCAACAAACACGGCGGGGCCTAACCCTCAGCCGGACATCAGACCCGTGAACGTGATTGATCACAACGCGGAACTTGAGCGCCTGCGGACGGCGCTTGAGTCCGAGCGGAAAATCAGGATCACGAACCAGCTCCACAACATTGCCGCGACGCGACCCAGCATCGACGTTGCCAAGTGGCTGCCGGACGTGCTGAAGAACGAGGGACTCCTCGAAAACCTCAAGGCGTTCCCGGTGGTAGAGAATCAGACTCCACAGCCGAGCGGCGTTGTGAACATCGGAAATCCTCTTCTCAACGACTTGGAGAAGAAACCTAAAGGAACGCGCGAACGTTACGAGTTTCTTCGCAACCACCTGCCGGAACTCCATCGGCTTCGAGGGTATGACCCGATGAACGTGAACACTCTGAGTTCTACTCTGGTCCCGGCATTCCTGGCCGAGCAGTTTGTTCAGACGGCTCAAGTGCAACTCGCCCCGCTGGCTGCTTTCTCTCGCGATTTCGGCCTGGATCGCATTCGCCCTAGGGCAACCGTGGTTGTCGCGAAGCATACGAGCGGTCCGACGGTTCAGACTAACGCGACGAACTTCGAGTCTGGCGATAGCAAACTTGACCCAATCAGCGTGACTATGAACCAGTACACTGCGAGCTTCCACCTGGACAATGCCGCGCAGAATCAGGGATTCAGAATGGCCACTCTCGCCGAGGGTGCGACAATCAATCTCGCGAAGAAGATTTCGAGCATCTGGACCACCTTGCTTGCGACTGCTACCTACGGCGCTGGCACTGCTATCGGCGCGGCTGCCAGCTTCGACCGCGACGATCTTCCGGCGATTCTCGCGCTGGCCAAAAACTGGCCGAGAAAAAACCTGGTGCTCGATTGGGGACATCTCGCATACCTGCTGCCGAAGGACGTGAACTACTTCGGGCTTACGAGCGGTGACATTCCTGGACGCGAAGGCCTGAAGCCCTACGGCTTCGACATGGTTGTAGCGCAGAACGACTGGACCGGCGCCGCGTCCAATACCGTTGGCGTTGTCTGTGATCCTGATGCGATCGCAGTTGCTAGCGGTCTTCCGGTCTCGTTCGGCAGTGGTTCTAGCATTGTCACGGAAACTGCCACAGTCGAAGGACTCGGACTTACCGTGCTTGCGTGCTCGTGGTTCTCGAATGCGTCGCGTACCACCTGGGCATCCTACGATGTTGTCTTCGGTGCCGCAGCCGGTGACACCAACAAACTGAAAATCCTTGTGAGATCGTAACACTATGAGACGAGCAATCACGCTGGGAATCGACTCCACAGGAAAGACCACCATCATTCATGGAGTTGATGTTCCCTATGCCGAGCAACGGCGCGAGTTCGCGGAGGCGCGCGCGGCACACTCGACTGGCAAGTGGGTCGAAGTCCTGTTCGCCTCCGAGTTCAAGAAGCTTCGTGTTGCGAAGCCGGAGCAGACTTCCGAAGAGCAGAAACGCAAGGTCAAGTAACTAACCAACCAGCCCCAGCTCACGCGCTGGGTTATGTTCCTCTCCCAGCGCGTGAGCAAGGCGGACACAAAATGAAAAGGCTCTTACTCTCGACACTGCTTCTCATGCTGTGCCCGCTGGCGCTGGCGCAGTATTCGACAGCAACGCTGACTCACGGGCTGACTAATAGCATTAAGAAAGGCGCGCAATGACTATCACACGAATCGCAGAGTCGGCAGTCACAGCCAACCGTTTTGTCAAGGCCGGCACCGCTGCAACACAATGCGCACTTTGCGGCGCTGGTGAAACTCCCATCGGCGTTAGCGCGAACAGCGCAGGCACAGGTGAAATCGTGACGATTCATCCAGTCTCAGGCGATCCTGCCGGGGTGACTGCCACTGACTCAATCGAGTTTCTTAGCGCGAGCGGGTGGACCTCGACGAACTGGACAGGGGGCTGGGTTGCAGGTTGGAAACACACTACCGGCAATGTTAGCGCGCTAGCGTCGCCAACCGCAGCAGTCGCAGGCCGCAAGTACAAGGTAAGTTGGACTGTCACAGGCCGGACGGCTGGCACGTTCACCGTTACCTTCGGCGGGCACACATACCCAACTCTAGACCGATCGGGATCTGCCATCCTTGTTGCGAGCACTACCGGCGCGTTGACCATCACGCCAACCAGCACGTTCGACGGCACGATTATTCTGTCAATCGTGTGCTGCCGAATCGAGTTTGGAGACAACGTGGGCGTAGCGGCTGGAGGACTAGCCCAAACTAACAGCACCGGGCTTATGGTTGGTAAAGCGATCAGCGCCGCCGAAACAGGCGAGACACTGAGCATGTCATATAGCTCGGCGCCGTCCGGTGGATCCGGTGGAGACGCTGCGAGCGTGACAATTGTCACGGCCGCACCGACCGCCGACCCAGGAGTGGCTTCCGGCACAAGTGCGTTCTGCATCTATTACGACACAGCCTTCAGGGGCTTCTACTTTTGGAACGGAACCGCGTGGGAACAGATGGTGTAACATGGGCCTTGCTGCTACAGCCGATGAAGGCGCAACCGTACTACTCGCAGCGGTGGGTGAAACACTCACATACTCAAGTGCTACCTATGCGTGCGTACCGGCACACATCGAGGCCGGCAACACAGTCACGGTCGGCGGCAAGGAGGAGGACCTGACTATGGCATTTGCCTTCCGACCAGCTACCACGCCCACGCCTGGCCAGAAGATTACTTACGACTCAAAAACTTTTAGAATATACTCTGTCAAATACAACGCAGACAACCTAACAGTTATCGCCCTATGCACTACACCACACGCCTAATCTTTCTCGCTGCGCTGTGCGGACTGACTGCCCACGCGCAGATAATCAAGAGCAACGTGTTCGTGCGCACTGATGTCACGAATGAAACCGACAAAGCCACGGCCAGGGCTTTGCTGGGTCTTACTGCACCGTGGGTGGCGACAACCTCTCTGCCCACAGCACAGCGCGAGCTTGGACTCTACCGCGCAAATTACTGGCCGTACAGGGCTGGGACGAATATCTCGACGTGGATCTCCGCGCTGGATGCATCACGGTTGGGCGCCAGCGAGTTTCTCACCATTTCATCCGACGAAGCCAACCATTTGACTATCTGGCAGAATATGGAGGATGAAACCTGGGTCAAATGGGACTTGTATCGCTCGGCCACGCCTGGGAAAGACTACTACGGGATATGGGGGTGTCACATTATCGAACCTATTCGTTGGTATCAGCCGGACCCGCTCGACACAAACATCACATGGAATGGGTCGTGGAGCAGAATTGCATCATCGTGGATGCCAATCACCGGGGTCGCTGCGCACAACATTGGCGATGCGGATGGGTATGTGGAATGGTCCATCGTTTGCGACGGCGGCGAGAGTCTCTACTTCGCAGGGTATGGGTTGACTACCGGAGGCCGGGGGAATGTCACAATCGACGGGTCCACGAACCTTGTCAATGCACTCTACAACGATGGGACAAACGCCTTTGTCAACTTTAGTGCCGTCGGCAACGTGAGCATCGTTACGAACATCGCCAGAGCTCTGCCTGCTGGAACTCACACCATCCGTATGGCGAAGGATATTGTCAATTGTTCGGCAGGAAATCGCAAGGTCTATTTTGATGCGTGGGGCATCACGCCGGGCGGCGCAACTCACGGCCTACCGGGCCAATGGAAGACTCAGCGCGTCTTGATGCACCCGCCATTCATCCAGACATTCATCGCGGGCGCATACACGAACAAGACACTAGCGCACTCCAATCCGTCCGGTGTCGCGCTCGGAGCATTCGACACCACGAACCACTTATATATCTGCACGCAGCCTATGCCGGCTGGCAATACAGTATTCGACCGGGTAGAGATGACGTTCACGACTCCGAACAAGAATGCTGTCAATCTCGTTTGCGAGTACCACGATGGCGCAAACTGGACGAACCTGACGGTGCTCGACGGCACGAGCGGCTGGACCAAAGACGGCATCATTTCGTTCACGCGCCCGCCGGACTGGGCGGCGGTGAGCGTCAACAGTATGCGCAGGTATTGGATGCGGTTCACGGTCGATGCGCAATGCACCGACACAACAGTCGCGACAATTAAGGTCTGGTATTGGCCTCATGATTATTCGCCCACGAAGTATGTCTACCACGTAGGTGCACACTGGGAATATGCTGGATGGTTTACCCCTGAAGGCAGCACCGCGCAAAACTTCGGAGGCGTGATGCACGGCGGTGAAGATGCCCAGACTGTCACAATCTACGTGGACGGGGTAGCAGCCAATGTTCCGCTGTGGGGGTGCATAAAGGGGCGGGAGATTCGGATCGACCAAACTGCGGATATGACGACCGGAGCCCTCACATGGGGACAGAGCGTGATGAGCCATTTGTTCAACGCGAACAACGTGACCGTGGACACCCAATATACTTTTTTGATGGACGGTCTGCTCGCAGAAAACTCAGGCGGCTACATGTACACATCCATGATGTCTGTTGAATCATACAACACGCACGTGGGTTACTGCTTCGAGCGGTTTAAAATCTTCGGCGACGAAATGCGGCACGTAACGAATTGCGTCACGCAAACACGTTACGGACTTACGCAGACCGGGGCAGTCGGTTTCGTGAGCGATGCTGGATATGCATGTGCCATGATCCAGGACGACCCGTCTGAGGCCAACCTAGATTGGTCGAATACCGCATTGAGGACGTTCGTGCTCTACAACGCTGGGGGAGGCACGTTGGGGGCGTCGAGTGTGCGCGCAAAGGCCTACGTTACCGCCGCTGATGGAAGGGCCTCGGTGCCCATTACGAGCGGCACTCGAATGGGCGCGCGGGTGCGGTACTACGTCACGAAGGGCGGAGAGGAGTTGTTCCCATGAAGTGGCGCGCCAGCAAACCGATCACCGACCGTTGCAGCCAAGCGCTGCAATGGTGCCGGGCTTTCGCTGGCGAGTGGGACCCGAAGCGCCTCAAGAAGTTGACGGTGACATTCGCCGCGTCGCCTTACCGGGACGTGGTCGGGCACGGCGCGACACTGAGCACCTGGGGCGTTCCGCATACGTGCCGGGTGTTTCTCAACACACGGTGCAACGGCGGGGACATGTGTTGGGAAGAAACGCCTGTCTACGTCCCGAAGTCCACTCCAACGGCAAGCCGCGAGGCCGCAGAAGCCGCAGCCCGCGATAAGCTTCACCCCGGCCAGATGCTCGGCGAAATGCAGATTGTCGGCAACCGAGTCCGCTTCGCCGTGTGGGGCCGGTACACAGCCACGAGCTTGGGCCACGCCACCGTGTGGATCTTCGCCCACGAACTCTGGCACTGGCTCGCCGGGACGAAGCAAGTCAGAGCGGCGAACACAGAGCAGTACGCCCGCGCCGCAGCATGCCGCGTGGCCGACATGTACGCAGCCGGCGTCGATCCAGAGCACGCAGCGGCTTATCTACGATCTCACGCAGTCGATATTGTCCACTATGCGCACCACGCAAAGGAATGATGCTCGCGTTCATCATCGCAGCCCAGTTCGTGTTGAGTCTCGGCACTTACGTTGTGCGAGCTGGGGAGCAGGTGATTGTCGACATCGTAGCGTACAATACCACGACTGCACCTTTACCGGTCGACGGTATGAACGCATTTGTCCACGTCGACCAGTCACGCTCTCCATCGCCAGTGATCGCCAGTTACGATGTGGTGTCTGGCACGCCGTGGGACACGATCGAGAGTTACGGGATTTGGGAGACCGATGGGGCCAGCCTGTATTGGACAATCGGGGCCGAGAATTTCGATGAGGGTGGTGCGTACTTCGAGGCGGGTCGGACTCTGTTGGGCCGCATGACGCTTGACACGACTGGCGTGCAGCCGGGCGTCTATGCGCTTACATGGACATCGCCTTTGTGGCCTGACTTTGACGACGTTAACGCGCTTGTGTGCTTGGACAACGTAATGCAAGGAGGTTACTCGCTCACGCTCGACGACGGAACGTTGACCGTGGTGCCCGAACCGCGCAGCTCATTCTTGTTTGGTGTGCTGGCCGTGGCGTATGTGCTGGCGCGCAGGCGCGTTGGCGTCCACCACTCACAAATAAAGGACTGATGCTGGATATGGGCAAACCAATTGGAGAACTTCAGGGCTGGTGGGCGGCGAGCCATAAGGTACTGCTTGCAACGTGGCCAATGCTCCTCGCGTTGGGAGCTTGGCAAGTAAGACAGACCTTTGGACTTGCAGCGCAGATTCAGGAGGAGCGCATCGAGGCGAGGGCCTATACCGACAAAGCTGTAAGTGGGGCACTGGCCCAAGTGTTCCTGGAGATCAGCAACCTCAAGACCACTATCGCCACAATGCCAGCCAAGACACCTCCTGACTGGTGGGAACTGTTTGTGCGGACTGAACTGAAAGAGTTAGATGACAGGCTGAAAAGCCTGGAAAGGAAACCATGAAACGAATCGTAAAAATTAGAATCAAGATTGACCCGAAGAAATCAGTGTCCGCTCCCTGTGGCGCATTCTTGTGCGCCAGGCAAGCTGGCAACTACGCGGAGATTTACTGCCGCGAGTGGGAAGAGCAGGCTTCCAAGCCGTGCCAATGGCTGTTCGTCAAGGTCGGGCAGACGGTGCCTCTTGAGTACGGTGTGGTCCCGTGTGTGTTCAAGTTCGGCCCTGCCGAATACGTGTTGGCGACCAACTGCTTCGCGAACGTCTAATGCGCTGGCTCGTCGCAATCCTGCTTGGTGTCCTGCTCTGTGGTTGCACGACCTACAACGAGCGGTTCACGTACGTCGATCCTAATACTGGATCGACCAATCACACGGTGCATATCAGTTACCGAAGCTGTCTAATGTGGGGTGAGGCTGCGAAGCTGAAGACTGAGACTCAGACAATGGAGTTCATCCGCACCGTCAACGCTGACGGACTAGTTAGCAAGCCGGACGCTGACTCGATCAAGGCCATTGCTGACGGAATAGTGCAGGCGATTTTAAACGCAGCATCGCAAGGAGCTGTGCCGTGACACCAGAAGTCGTCAACCGCATTGTCGCAAAGCTGACGAGTGGTCAGTGGCTTCTCACCATGTCTGCCGCTTTTGTATTCGCATGGTGCGCGGTCAATGCTGTGTTGGACAAGGAGACAATCTCGACCTTGCTCGGTGTCATCTTCACGTTTTACTTCTCGCGACAGAGGAACCAGACTCAATGAGGCCAACAGTCACCATCGACACGTCCGAGTTTCAGCGTGCGCTGAGGCGGCACTTGGCTACAACGTCGCGTGAGTTATCCGAGGCTGTGAACATGCGGCTTGCTGCTGTGTTGATGCGAACGTTTCTGTTTCTTGATCCGCGCAATCCGCAAGCAAAGCGCGATGAAGTCAAAGGAATACTAACGAGAGAGATTGAGGAACGGACAAGGACCACGAAGAGCGGTAAAGTGAAAAGACTAGGGAGGCTGCGGCAATTCCAGTTCCGACACAAGATCATCAATGCGATGCGCGGCAAGCGCGGGCAAGCTGGCCTTTACGGTCAAGCAATGCGTGATGCTTCTGGATCGTTTCTTCGCGGACGCACTTCGTCTGTTGGTGCAATGAAGGCTCTTGTTGTGCGAATGCTTCGCAAGGTAATGCCTGCATTCACTCAGTTTGGAAGTGTGACTAAGAAGAGTGGAGGCCGACAGGTCAAAGGCAACGCAATGCTAATTCGTTTGGCAGGCCAGTACAACCATGCTGCAAGCAACGTTGGGGTCAGCAGCAACGTTAGCAAGCGACAAAGCGCAACAGGTAAGACAGCTGTGCCAGGGTGGAAGCCGTTCGCTGAAGTCTCTGGAGAGTACGGAGTGAAAGCAGGCCAAGACCCGAAAGTTAACGCGCGCTACCAAGCCGCCGTCCAGAGGGCATTCGCAGACGAGACTCGGGAGATGATTGACCACCTACGCGCCAAGGTACTGGACAATGCTGAGGCCGCAGGCTTCATAGTCAAATGAGCGGCTACAACCCCATCCTAAGCGGCTACAACGCCATCCTACTAAGAGCGCAAAAAGCGTTGTACCAGTACATATCCGCTCAGACGTTCACTTGGACCTACTCGGGGACGAGCGTGACGGTTGGTAAGTACCGCGGCATAGACAACGCGGACCTGACACTGCCTGCGATCATCTGCAACGCGACGAACGCGGAGCATGAGGATGTTCCTTGGTGGACTGGCAACTGGCGGGTGACGGCTGAGATTCTGCTACGCGAGGCGGCAGACGATTGCACGGAGGACGAACACCTAACGCACGCAGGGGAAGTCATGGACACCATCGTTTCGAGCAGCCTAGTCGCGGATATAAACACGGCGTGCACAAGTACAATCGAGGTTGTGAGGGCTGGACCTCCGGCGACCATAAGCTACTCCATTTCAAATCGTCATTGGGAGAGCAGCATCGCATTCACAATGCTAGTCAACAACACGTAACCAAGGATATCTTATGGCAACCACAGTGGTCGGAAGCGGCAGACTCTACCTCGCGCCAAACGCTTCTCTAGGAACTTCGTTTGGCACGCACACGGTTGAGGAAGTCACCATCACGCAATCTGGCGAGGCTCCTGTTGAATCACAGGTTGCTGGAAGCTACGCGCTTATTGCGGTTAAGGACGCGATGAAGCTTGAACTCACAGCCACCTACGTCACAACAGATATAGTCTCACTACCGGCGCACGGGACATCACACACGCTCGCCAACATGCCAAGCATCACATGGAACTCCGTTGCCAACGCGATTAACGAGGTTGCATTAACCGGCAAGTGGACTCTGACAGCCCTGACAAATCCAGTGGCATACGATCAGGTATCGCGTTGCACTGCGACGTTCACGAAGTGGGCGGGCATTGTCCGATCATAGGGCGCGCGTTATGGCAACCACCGTTTATGGTAGTGGCAGACTCTACGTAGGATCATCGGCCTCGTTGGGCGCAAGCTTCGGCACTCACACTATCGAGGAAGTCACCATCACGCAATCTGGCGAGGCTCCGGTTGAAAGCATGGCCACCGGCTCGAACGCGCTCGTTGCAGTCAAAAACGCAAGCAAGGCCGAGTTGTCTGTGACATTCTTAACAAACGCTACCGTGACAATCCCGGCTATCGGAACGGCTCACACATTCGACCACATGCCCGAGGTTGAGATATTCGCAATGCCGGACGGTATCAATGATACGAGCACGACCGGGAAATGGACGCTAACGGAGGTTACGAATCCAGTGGCCTACGATCAGGTACAGAGATGCACGGCAACGTTCGTTAAGTGGAGCGGGATGAAGCGATCCTGAGATGGACCCGGCATTCAAAAATGCGAACGAGTCACGACTGACCGGCCACGTCGTTTATGGCCTGCCGCTCTATCCACTCACAATCGGTCACGTCTTTCTACTCTCTGACTTGGACGTGACATTCCTGGTGGACCAGAACGTTGAGCCGCAGATTGATGACATGCTGCTCTTCACCTTCACGGCGGCGCACAAACGCGCAGCGCAGGCGAGGCGGGCGTTGGCCTTCCCCTGGTTGCTTGCAAGCAAGCTATTCTTCTTCGTGTGGGGATTGTTCGCACGCAGAAAGAATCCGATCCTCGAAATGGCTAGGCTTCATGCGTACCTGGACAGCCAGGGGAAATCTCCACAGGTAAAGCCACCGAAAGGTGAAAGCGTGACGCTCAACGCTCCCGAGCACTGGCGTCTGCTTGTGATGCTGATGGTTGACTTCCATATGCAGATGAAGGACGCACTCGACGTGCCGTTGAACTTCGCGCGCAATCTCTGGGCAGTGCAAGGTGAGCGCGAACAGAAGATTGCCTTGGCTTGGACTCCGAACACCAGTGCGGCTATCGCGCAACTCAAGCGCAAGCTTCAAGAGGAGGGCAAGTAGCTATGGGACTTGCTTCTCTCATTGTCCGCCTGGGGCTCGATGCGACAAGCTACAACGTGGGAATGAAGCGGGCTGAGAGTGCGACCGCGAAGTTCTCCAGTGTCATCAAAAGCCAGCTTGCCGGCGTGTTCGCTGTAGGCGCAATCACAGCCTATGCGAAGTCGTTGACTAACTTCGCGTCGCACATACAGGACGTTACCAAGCGCACGCAACTTAGCGCGGAGACAATCCAAGAATGGAACTACGCCGCAGAGCAAACCGGGACCAACCTTGACACTATCGTGCGCGGCTATGAGTACATGGCGCGCATGAATCCGAAGTTGACAAACGATCAGGTTTTAAAGCAGTTTTACGAACTGAGCCGGCTGGTCAAAGAAGGTGCTATCAGCAACGAGCTAGGCTATGTGACGAAGCTTCTAGGCCGCGGTGGTGGTGAGCTTATTCCAATGTTTCGGGAGGGCTTTCAAGAGATGGGCGAGGATGCAAGGCGCCTCGGCATCATCATGGAAAACGACGTGATAGCAAAGCTCGATTCGTTTGAGGACAAGATGGTGGAATTGAAAGCCAGGCTGCGAGGGCCTGTTGGAACTGGACTTGCTGAGGCCGGCTCGTTTTTAGCAGACGTTGCGAACAAAGCAGCGGCTACCGTTAGCTATGCGTCTGCGTTTCTAGGAGCGTCAACAAGAACCTCTTTGAACGAAGCGAGCAAGATTGCATTCGACCAAGCGTTTGGCTCGCAAGCGAAAGCTGAGATGCAAAAGTTCGTCACAAGCCTGCGCGGAAAGCCGACAATGTTCAACACTAGCGCGGACAAAGCAGCAACATCAGAAACCACCATCGAGCAATCGCGCAAATGGATGTTGGGCAGCACAACCAGCAATCAGCAGATAGGTGCTTTCAATGCGGCACAGCCCATCCTTGTGACGGAGACTAAGGAGCAGACTCGACAGCTCAAGAAGATTGCCGACAACACCGAGAAGCTTAAGGAGGAACTGACGTGAGCGTTTTCGGCACAGACCCAAGCCTAATCAGTAGCCGCACGTCTAAGACTTCGAGCGGAACTTCAACGATAAAGGTTTATGACGGGTCACTATCTGGAGTCAACACAGTCATTGCCGGCTTGTCTTCATGGGATCAATGGGACCGTGACGACAGCAACGCTCCGCTCTATCGGTTGACGGTGCGGCAGCCCTTAGACGCGAATGGCGCCGAGTCTCTGGAATGGGGTTGGGAGGTGGCGGCGACGGAAGAGCGGCGTGACATGAAGGAACATCCCGTTGCCATTAACATCGTCAACGCTCTAAATGCGCAGTCTGCGAAGAGCGGCACTGATGCACTACGTCAAGTCATCCAAGCGGTTGACGATGCGACGGACCTACTCTTTGTTGAGGGTGTTCTGCCCAATGAAGCAACGCGAGTGTTCGAGCGGCTCTACAATGTGATGTTGAAAGGGCAGACGCACTTCGCATGGCCACACTACACCTTGCGATTCAACGCGACTGTCGGCGCTGCGTTTGCTGGACAGATCAATGATGATGGTGCTTATCGTGTGTACTCTGCCGGTGACATCATTTCGCAGTTTGGAAACTTCCCGATGTACGCTAGGACGCAAGCCCGGGTGCTTGCGCTCCAAGCATTCGACCCTGCGACTCTGTTCGCTTCCGCAGGCGTCACAGGCCTTTCTGGTTACACTTGGGGTTGGCTCAAGAAGCCGATGAGTGAAACGCAACTAAGGGACTTCAAGATTCAACTCTCTACAGAGTGGGATCTTGACTTGTGGGAGACGGAACTCCCGACCTACATGACGTTATGAGGACGCCGGCCAAACCGCGCAAGCTAGGGGACCTGCTAAGATGGGCTCAGGAGATGCACGAGTTCATCATGCGAAGCAGGATCTTACCTAGCCCGGACGTGAAGCCCATCGAGAGCACGCGCGGCACTGCTCTTATAACAACTGCGAAAGGCAAGGGCGGCGACGGTGACAATGTGTGGCAATGACACAACTAACCAAGGATGAAATATGGCTGACTCTGTATCACTCACATTCAAACTCAGCGCAAGCTTCTCAAGTGAGACCTACGCTAACACCATAAGCACAAAGAGCATCACGCCTGAGGCCGGCAGCGATGCCGCTGGCGTGAGCCTTCAAACCATCGGGACAAGCTGGCAAGCGTTAGACCTTGGTGACGTTGACAAAACTAAACGTTACTGGGTCTGTGTCGTCAACAAATCGAGCGACACAGCAACTCCCAATACACTGACGATTAAAGCTCTGACTGGAGTTGGGGCATACGGGGGTGTTGAGTTCGTGCTTTACCCTGGCGAGGGAATGCTCGTCCCGATGGAGGCTTGGGATGGAACATATCCGGTACTCGGCGGATTGTTCGCTGGTGCTACCAATCCTGTTGCTCAAGTCGTCTACGCGGACGCAGGTGTTCCTCAATGAGCTTGACCTATCCCGTCGCGCCAACGGTTGCGGCGGGAGAAGCTATCACTAGCACGCAACTGGCAGGACTCGCAAACGCGATCAATGCTAGGTTGCGCTGTGGATTGGGGGATGGTGCCGAGCGCGTTGCGTACCTGACACGCAACGCGTTCCTTCAACTCCAGAATCCAAGCGGCCAAGTGTACTTACCGCAGAGTCACTTTTTCACGCAACGGCAAATGGCCGAACCGGAGCATACAGAGTGGCCCGAGGCCGAAGTGGGTGAAGACAACGGTGCAACCACGGGCAGCAATTGGG